CTGATGCACCTGATACTGAGGATGTTAACGAAAAAGAACAGTCAGTAATATTAACAGGAGTAGCGAAACCAATGGTGATAAGGTGTACGGGTCTAATATCATTTGTTGCTAGTTCCGTCTTTACTGCTGATGTTAAGCTTCTCGTCATATTCCTCGTAAGTTGTTCTAATTATGTTCTCTGACCCTTTTAACATAGTAAAATTAAATTTGCTATCAGGTTTCTGATATTCTTTTAGATCGTTTGTTTTAGTATTTATTTGATCTTCTGTAACGATAGCTTCTGCAACAAACTCCGCACTTATAAGATGGGTTATTTTATATTTTTTCATTAAAGAGCTTCTTCAACATCCATCTGAAATTCGTATAAAACATCTCCATCTTTTGTTGCACCTATCGCACCAAACTCTTGAATATCGTTTGTAAGATGAACTGTAAAAGGAACATTGTCATAGGTTACAACTGAATCATCTGCTAAAGCAGTAGTCAAAGGTGGTTCTATTGTTACTGTAGCCGCACTTGAAGAACTTGTTACATCTGCAACAACCATGTAAACTTTATCATGTGATGCAAACTTTATAAAATCACCAGCTTTAAATCTTCCAGCACCATCTCCAGCAAAAGCATCCATAGCAATTGTTGTGTCTCCAACTGCGTGAACTCCGTTTACTAAAACTGTTCCTGTTTCATTTCCTCTAGCATCTTCTATTTCTGGTGGGATAATAGTAAAGTTTTCTTTTTGTGATCTTTGTTTTATTATGAAAGCCATAAGTTCGCCATAAACATCACTTCTTTTTGCTGTAATTATTTTTGCTGTAAATCCAAATCTTTGACCATCTATTTGTCTTGCTAATTTTTTTCCTGATTGAGATTTAGATATTATAGTATTCTGAATAGATCGAATACCCATTGTTTGAAATTTTGCATTTGATATTGGAAAAGCACCTGACATTAAATTAAAGCCTCTCTACCTGTTTCATTAACAGCACTATTAATTAATTGAGTTATTGTACCTCTTGATCTAAATAATAATTCCTCAAATCCAGAAGCATCTACTGTATTAATATTAAAATTAACATTTACTTCCCCACCACCTGTTCCTCTAGCAGATTGTGTTATTTGTCCTGTTTGATTAGGTACAAACATCTCTGCACCTTGTTCTCCAACTAATACAGGTTGTCCTTTGGCTACTGCACCACCTTTTTGAAATCCTTTTATTTTATTTACTAACTTCATACCAGCACCGATTGCTAATCCTGTTGCCGCAATATTAAATGGAAATGGTATTGAAGCAAATGTTTTTAAAGCACCCTCATAAACATACATTAATGCTTTTTTAATTGTGTCCATTTTAAACATACTTGTTGCTTTTTTAACTGCACTTTGAACTACAGAACCTATCATAGCTTCTACTAATGATCTTATAATAACTTGTTTTAAAGATTTAAAATTTAATTTCCCTGTCATTACAAAATCAGTTAAAGTATTTTTTAAAGATCGTATTGATGATTCTCCAGCTTCTTTAAATCTATCAAATACTGATACATCTAATCCTGATTGTAATCCCTCTTTAAATCCCTCAAATGCACCTTTGTTATCTTCAGGTTGCATTAGTTTTGCAAGTTTTTGTTGTTCGTCAAATATATTTCTATTTGCACCAATTAATCTATCTGCTCTATCTTTTTCTGCTTTTTCAAGTCTTTTAATTAAATCTAAATCTGCTTCAAAAGCATTAGTTACAAATTTTTTAGCTGTTTTCTGTTTTTCAAGTTCTTTTGTTGTTTCTTTTAATTGTTTATTTAATTCAAATTGATTTACAGTTTTATTTTTGCTTAGAAATATTAATGTTTCTAATTTTTTCTTCTCATCTTCTAATAATTTTAATTCATCATCTTTAAGTTTTATAAAATTATCAACTATTACTTTTTGGTCAAATTTATTTTTTAAAATTTTTTGTTCATTTTTAAATCCATCCTCTAATTGTGCATTTACAATTTTAAGTCTGTCTGAAGCTTCTTGAATATTATCTACATCGATTATTCCAGCTTCTACTTTAGTTTGTCTTACAAAATCATTTATTTTATCAATAATAAAACTAACACCAGCTAAAGCTACTGCACCTTTTTTCCCAAATAAAAAAGCACCAATAAGACCAACTTCTCTGACAAACTCAGGTAAAGCCATAAATCCATCTTTTATACTTTTAAGCACTGAGCCAATTTTTTGTAAAGTTGGTATCAACTCTTGTCCAACACTAACTGCACCTGTTACAGCTTGTGCTAAATTTTTTCCTACAGTTGTTGCTATCTCATCTAATTTCTCTGCATTATCAGATAAAAATTTATCTAAGTCTCCAAACTGTCTTTTTAATTCTTCAAAAAAACCAGCTTCAAGTAAAACTTTTTTAAAGTTAAATATTTTATCGCCAATCATTGAAAGAGTACCAGCAAAAGTTTGTGCTAATTCATCTGTAGATTTTCCAAATCTACCATCTCTGCCAAATACTTTTTCAAATGCTTGTACTGTTTCTTCTATAGAAACTGTTGCACCAGCTTTGAAACCAAGCATATTTCTTACACCTTTTTCTCTAAAAAGGTCAGCCGCACCAATACCAGCACTAAATGATCTTTGTATTTGTTCTGCCGCAGTTCTAAAATCTAAACCTGTTACTGCCGCAACATTTCCTGTAATCTCCAACATCTTTTGGAGATCATCTGCATTATCTGTAACTGTTGCTAATATACCTGAACCTGATTGTATTTCTTCTAGTGAAAAAGGAACTTTAGATGCAAACTTGACCATGTTGTCAAAAGCTTTTGCACCCTCGTTTGTATCTTTAAGTAAAAACTTTAATCTAACTCTTAAATTTTCTAACTCTCTACCTGTACCAAC